GCTAGTAGTGGAGCTGTTAAACCAATTGGTGTTTTCAATGGTGTATTTTATACTGATCCAACTACGAAGAAACCAACTTTTAGTAATTTTTATCCTGGTAGTATTAATGCTAGTGATATTGTTGCTAATGTAATTGATGATCCTAATACGTTATTTTTAGTCGACTCAGATGAAGCTTTTACTAGAGCAGGTCTGTTCATTGGCTACAAAACTACAAACGTAACTGGGAACACAGCAACCGGCATATCTAAAGTGCAACTTGATACAAGTACTGCAGACTCTACAAATGCAATACCACTTCAAGCTGTTGATATAAGCCAAGATGTTAACAACTCGGACACCACTGCTGCTAACGCAAACGTGATTGTTCGTATTCAAAACCATTTTCTGAATCCACCAGCTGCTGCTGGGGATACAGGGGTATAAGGGAGATAAAATATGGCTATTTCAAGATCACAATTGGTCAAAGAGCTAGAGCCTGGTTTAAATGCTCTCTTTGGCTTAGAATATAATAGATACGAAAACGAACATGCTGAAATCTTTGCATCAGAAGCATCTGATAGAGCTTTTGAAGAAGAAGTCATGCTGACTGGTTTTGGGTCTGCTCCAGTAAAAGAAGAAGGTAGTGCGGTTACTTTTGACCAAGCAACTGAATCTTTCACTGCGAGATATACTCACGAAACCATCGCTATGGCATTCGCTATTACTGAAGAAGCGATTGAAGATAATCTGTATGATAGATTAGCGGCTCGTTATACAAGAGCTTTGGCTCGTTCCATGGCTAATACTAAACAAGTAAAAGCAGCAAATGTATTGAACAATGCGTTTAATTCTAGTTTTGCTGGTGGAGATGGTAAGGAGCTTTGTGCGACTGATCACCCACTTGCAAATGGTGGTACATTCAGAAATGAATTATCAACTGCTGCTGACCTATCTGAAACATCATTAGAGCAGTCATTAATTGACATTTCTGCGTTTGTTGATGAAAGAGGATTAAAGATTGCTATGCAAGGTGTAAAACTGATTATTCCGAAAGAACTTCAGTTCACTGCGGATAGAATTCTAAAATCACCGCAAAGAGTAGGTACTGCTGATAACGATATTAACGCTATGGCTTCTATGGGCATGATCCCACAGGGTTATAGAGTTAATCATTATCTAACAGATACTGATGCTTTCTTCATTATGACAGATGCACCTAATGGCATGAAAATGTTCGTTAGAAGTCCAATTAAAACTGCAATCGAAGGTGACTTTGATACAGGTAATGTAAGATTTAAAGCAAGAGAAAGATATTCTTTTGGATTCTCAGATCCAAGAGGTGTTTTTGGTTCACCAGGAGCCGCTTAAATCTTTTAAACATAAAAGCAAAGAAGGGGACTTACGAGTCCCCTTTTTTTTTGTATAATATAAGCACCAAGATAATATAAACTGGATATAGACTGACTTGGCAGACACCCTAGAGGACTATATCTTTTTAACTAGGAGAAAAAATGGCAGGAGTACATTTTACAGGGCCAATTCTTTTTGCAGGTAGAAACAATGAAAAGAAATGGTTTGAGAATTTACCAATTGATAAAAACCCAGATTACGTGGTTTACTTTGATGACTTCGATAGAATAGGATTTGATTCTAACACAGGTCACAGATGGACTGTCGTAAAAGATTCAGGTGCGTCTGTAGCAATTGTAGCGGATACAGTAAATGGCGAAGTGGCACTTACTTCAGCAGGAACTACTGATAATGATGGCGCTTCAATTCAAAAGAATGAAATTTTTGCAGTACAAACAGGCAAAGATCTATGGTTTGAAACTAAGGCAAAACTATCTGATGCAGATCAAATGGATTTTTGTGCAGGTTTTACAGTTAATTTTGCGACAAACCCAGAGGCAATGTTGGCTGCAGCTGACAGAATTTGCTTTCAAGTAGATGATGGCGATGCTTCTATACTTTGTAAAACAGAAAAAGATGGTACAGAAACATCTACTGATTCAGGTATTGATTTTGCTGACGACACTTTTGCAACATTAAGTATTAGAGTGCAAAGCACTGGCAAAGTTGACTTTTTTGTTAACAGAAGTTTAGTTGCAACACATACAACTAACATTCCTGACGATGAAAATTTAACTATTGCGGCTATGTCAGTATCTGGTGATGCAACAGGAACTAAAGCTACTACTTTAGATTATATGTTTGCAGCAGCAGACAGATAGGAGTAAATTATGAACTCTGATGTAGGTGCAAAAACTTTAACATCAACAGGCACAATACAGTCTGGTAGAACAAGATTATTATCTATATACTATGTTGGTCATGCTAGTGCAGGAACTTTAACATTTAAAGATGGTGGAGCGAGTGGTACACAAAAATTAGTTATCACAACACCAGCTAGTAGTGCTGCTGACCAATATCAAATAGATATACCTTTAGATGGTATTGTGTTTAAAACAGACATACATTTGACAATATCAAATGTAACATCTGTCACTGTTTTTGTTACACCAGTGACTGCTGATACTGACAATGGATAGTTATTACGAAGACCTTGATTTGTTTGGTTTAGCTAAAGGTGGAATGCCTAAGCGTAATAAAAAAAATTATAGATCAACCAAATCAGGGGCTGGTATGACTGCTGCAGGTGTAAAAGCTTACAGACGGATGAATCCAGGTTCAAAGTTAAAAACAGCGGTAACGGGTAAAGTAAAAAAAGGCAGCAAAGCGGCTAAACGTAGAAAGTCTTTTTGCGCTAGAAGTGCAGGACAGGCTAGAATGCATAATATTAATTGTAAGAAAACGCCAAACAAAAGAATTTGTCAGGCAAGAAGGAGATGGAAATGTTAGAAAAATGGGATATGATAAAAAACTTGTATACAAACAATAAAGATAGTATAGTGGTTGTATTATGCGTATTATTACTCCTATCTTGGATGTTTTAGTTTTTGCACTGCTTAGTGTTGGAACTGCTTTCTTTATTTCAATATGGAGTCTTTGGATGCTTTTAAGTTTGCCAATAGATATATTTTACGATGCAATTATCAAAAAATTTTTCTCTTAATGAATTAACAAAATCACAGACTGCAATTAGACTTGGAATTAATAATGTTCCAAGCTCACAAGAAATTTTTAATCTAAAAAACCTTTGTGAAAATATTTTGCAAAGAGTTAGGGATAGGTTTAAAGAACCTGTTATAATTAATTCAGGTTATAGGTCAGTTAAATTATGTAATGCAATAGGTAGTTCAGGTAAGTCCCAACATGCAAAAGGTCAGGCGGCAGATATAGAAGTTATGAATTTAGACAATAAAGTCGTTGCTGAGTGGATAAAAAATAATCTTAATTACGATCAACTGATATTAGAATTTTATAAAGAATCTGAAGGACCTAGAAGTGGGTGGATTCACGTTTCTTATGTAAGTGACAAACCAAGAAATCAAATGCGTCAACAAGTTACAAAAGGTCCGCAAAAACGTAAATATGCAAAGACTAGAAAGAAGAAGAAAAGAGTGCTAACATAATGAAGGATGATATTATAAATGCTTTGATAAAAGTGTATGAGGCTAATATAGAGAAAGCAAATGCAACTATAAAAATTTATCTTGAAAATTGTGTAGGAATTGGTGAGCATCCTAATATAATTGATGAGATTGATAAACAGGTAAATATAGTATCAAGCAACGAACACAAAATAGATATTATAAGGAGTTTTAAATGACCAAATTATGTCCCAGAGGTAAGGCTGCCGCAAAAAGAAAATTTAAGGTTTATCCAAGTGCCTATGCAAATGCCTATGCATCAAAAATCTGTGCTGGTAAAATTAAAGATCCGAGCGGTGTGAAACGTAAAGATTTTAAGGGACCAAAGCCAGCTAAAAAGGGTACTTTAGCTACAACGAAAAACTCAAAAAGAGAACTTACTGAATTTGAAAAGAAGAGAAAAAAATCACAAGAAGCATATTCAAGAGCGCCACGAAAAAATCAACAAAGAAACCCATCTTATACCGTTGGAAAAGGTTTGGAAACTGAAATTACCTTTACGGAAATTAATCCATTTACAGATTCTGTTGAATTTAAAAGACCTTATGGTCCTGCCTCTGGTAAAAGCTATCCCATACAAGAGACCAGCGCACAAAGAGCATCTGACAAAAGGTTCAAATCTTTTAAAGATACTGTAAGGGAGGTTGATAAATTTAAAACAAGCAAAAAAGTCAAATATCCTGTAAAAAAACGCAGATTTGGAGGTACCTCAATGAATGGTGGTATAAATTACAAAAGTATTGCGGGTATGGATTCCTTTAAAAATTATGGTAGTCAGGTCGGTGGTCACAATGTTATGGGTTCACCAGTATCAGTAGATGTTGATGGTGATACATTAAGTAATCCTTCTGCGTCTGCTTATTACAAAGATTTATTAAAGTAATGGCTAAGAGTGGCTTAAAAAAATGGTTTGCACAAAAATGGGTAGATATTGGCTCAAAGAAAAAAGATGGGTCTTATGCTAAATGTGGTCGTAGCAAATTAAAAGCAGATCAAAAAAGAAAATATCCTAAATGTGTGCCTTTGGCTAAAGCACGTAGAATGTCAGAATCGCAAAGACGAAGTGCGGTAAAACGTAAAAGAGCAAAAGCTCAAGGAGTGGGTGGTAAACCTACAAATGTAAAAACCTTTGCAAGCAAGGGGATGTTGATAGAAAGTTATTATAAAGGTATACTTTAGTTATGGAAAAAAATAAAAAATCTTCTTTTGGAATGTTGTCAGTAAAAGCTGGTATAGATAACAACCCTAATCCTACTCAGGCAGACAGAATTGCTGGTGCTAAAATGAAAGATAAGAAACAAAAAGCCAATCTTGGTAAATTTATTAAAGAGAAAAAGGCAGAAAGAAATTTTAAAAAAGAACTTAAAAAAGGTAAGGTAGATATTAAAGGCGACAAAGGTGGTAAAAAATTAAGCACTTATGTCATGGAAAAAAGAAACGAACCAAAAATACCTGAATTTTTAAAAAAACAAAAGAATGCACCCACTGAAGGAGCATCTAAAACTATGAAACTTTTAAAAGTTTTGGGCAAAACTGCTGGTGTTCTAGGGGTTCTTACACCAACTGAGTTAGGCGCAGCAGATCTTGAAAACATGGAAAGAAAAAAATATGGTGGCCCTGTGGGCGTGAAAATGGCAAAGGGTGGTTTCAAAAAGAAAACACCAATTTATTAGGATGAATTATGGCCACATCAGGAACAACTACATTTGATCTCGATATTGACGATATCGTTCAAGAAGCTTATGAAAGAACAGGAGCTCGCACAAACAGCGGGTATGATTTAAAATCTGCAAGAAGAAGTTTAAATATTCTTTTCAGCGAATGGGGAAACCGCGGAGTACACTTGTGGAAAGTAGAACTAAAAGAACAATTACTGACAAACGGGACAGCGACTTACACAGCTCCAACGAATGCGAATGATATACTAGAGGCTTATATTAGCACTACAACTGGAACTACCTCCACAACAAATGATGTATCCTTAACAAAAATAAGTAGAAGTGAATATGCGGCTTTACCCAACAAAGGTTCTACAGGACAACCTTCACAATATTATGTTGATAGACAAACAACACCTACAATAACTTTGTATCAAACACCAGATGCATCAACATACACTTACATTAAATATTATTATCTAAAAAGAATTGAAGACGCAGGAGCTTACACAAATCAAGCAGATGTGGTATTTAGGTTTATACCGTGCATGGTTGCGGGTTTAGCGTATTATCTATCAATGAAATACAATCCACAATTAGTGCAGCAAAATAAATTAATTTATGAGGATGAATTATCAAGAGCTTTAAACGAAGATGGACAAAGAACATCTGTATATATAACCCCACAAACGTATTTCCCACAAGGAGTGTAGTATGAAAAATATGAGATTTAGAAGAATGTCGAATGGTGGATATTTAACACCTCTTGAAGAAACACAACCACAATTAGCCGCTACTATTAAAAATTATAGACAACGTTTAACTGATGCTGAAAGAAAAACATTTGATAAAAGAGCTGATATACAATATAAAGCTACACTAAATATGCCTAAAGCAGAAAGAAGTGCTTATATTGCTTCTATTAACAAACAGTTTGCAACACCCTCAGATAAACAATTTGAAAGTTTAAGAAGTGATTTAAAATCAGAAAGATTTAGGCCTACCTATAGATTTGCAGTTGCTAAACCCTCTGAATTACCCAAGACAGGGTTTTACAGAGATTATTCTGATGATATAAAAAAAATACAAGATGATATTGGTAAGCTCACGATTACTGAATCCAAGAAGAAAACAGTACCTGTATATACTTATTATGAAGGACGATCTAGTTCTAGTGCTGCGGGTTTGCCAGGATATAACCCTGGTGTGGCGAGAAGCACAACAAAATTACCAGAGGGTTCTACTTATTCACCAGGTTCACAGCAAGGGTTTGTAGGAACTCCTGCTGGATATGTTAGTCCAAGTGGAGTGAGGTATACTCAGCAAGGAACAAAAAAAATAACTGAAACAACTACACGTCCTCAAAGAGCAGGTGATGCTGAATATGATAAGCAAATGAATACAATTGCACGTTTACAAAAAAGACAACGAGCCGCAGCGTTTGCGCCAAACTATACAGCTCCATCGCTGACAAGTGCT